GTTAGAAGAGGGCCTTTTGGCCCCGCCAAGTGATTTGGATAGGGTTGTAGCCAACGAGTTTGTTCTTCGTTTGGCCTTCTTTGTCGCTGGGTTATGGACCCTTTTCTTGCTTACCATTTGGAATATTTTGTTTGCATTAACACCTTTACCTGGTGCCTTAGTTGCTAAACTTGTCTTAATGTTTGTTTTATTGTTCACCACTTTGATAGATGTGTGGTTTGTAGTTTCTTTGTTTTCTCTAGTCTTAATATCTTCATTTCGTGTTATCGCCTTTTTATACCATCTTGACGACAATGCTTGTGAACATTTTTACTACCGAATATTTGCAATTGGCTTTACTTGGTTTTATGATGTAGGCATTTTGCTTAATGGCAGCATCCTCCTCACGTATAAGCCTTTTCTTAAAATTCTTGACGCCATTGCTTATTTTATGGCGAAGCAGATTGATATTGTCTCAAGCCAGCTGCGCAAGTTTGGCTTTTTGAATATCACTAAAGTTAACCCTTTGATTGCAATTCCTAGGTCAAATTTCATCTTGCCGTTTTCGGTAGGTAGTGATTTTGACTCTGAGGACCATTTGTCTTTGACCCTCTTATCTCGTGGTAAGCAACAAGTCAGAGTGTGGGATGATGGCCTTGACACTTGTCAGCCTTTGATTTATTTATCTTTAATGGTGGTCAGGTGTGCAATAATGTTTAGGTTAAACAATGTCTCAATCCTTTTCTTACTTGTTATTTTGTGTATGTATTTTATTGGTTGGTGTGTGTTTATTTTGGTGAAATTTGGTTTAAAAGGCGTCCAGATCGTCTTTGATTTGGCTAAATTGACTTTCTTGTTGGCTTTCTTTTGTGTCTATGCACCACAATCTGTCCTTTTAAATTATTCTTACGGTTTTTGGTATTTTTATTGGCATCTTCCTTGGATTTGTCTTAAATTTGCTTTTAATTTGTCTAATTGGTGGGCAAGTTTTTATCTTTTGAAGACGTTTTGTGTTTTGAGTTTTGTTCGTATCTTGAAATGGTGTTACTACCTTCCCTTGGCCTTTACGCGGTATTCTGACTCTGGTGGATCCGTCAAGTCTAAAATAAAATTGCAAGCTCGCTTTAATCAATCTTGGGTGGCTGCTCAGCGGGTAATTGATGACATGGCTTTGCCAACTTTCATCCGTAGAACAAACTTTGAAATCACGCCTGGCTCTATTCAGGCTACTTTTGACAAGCTTAAGAAGCTTGGGTGGCCTGTAAATGTTAAGGTGACTTCTATGCCTGAAGATTTGCAAGTGTATGAGTATCCTGAGTGGTTTATTACTTCTTTTGACTTTCACCAAGGCATCCACAATATGCAAACTGCCATTGATGAGGATTTACAAGTCTTTGAAGCAGATAACAACTTGGCTTACAAGCGAACTGAAACGTATGCATCATTCACGAATGAATTGCAGGCGACTTCTCGCTATTTCTTGTTTAGAGATTACTCTTTCACTGATTTAGCAGTGGATGATATTTGGGTTTTGCTTGGAGCAATCTTTGCAAATTCCCGACTCACCCCCTTTCCTTACATCATTAAGAAGTGGGAAAAGAAATATGGCTTAGGTGCTTTTGCCAAAATTTCTTATAAGGGCAAAGACCGTAAATTGTCCAGAAAGAAGTTTATGAAACAAATGTCTCAAGATGAGTTTCTTAAGTTATGGGCAGAAACATTTAAATGGGCCCCAACTTTGGACCCTATTAACCCTGTATCTGTCAAAAGTGAGGCCTTGCCTGCCAAGAAATGGATGGCTGACAAAGTCCGCACTGTGATTGGTGCTCCTTTAACTTCTTATATTAGCTCCACCATTTGGAATTATATGCCAAATCATAATTTCCAATGGGAGTCAACCCCAATTAAAGTTGGTATGCCCCTAAATGGTGGGTCAATGTCAAAAGTTTATGGAGAGCATGCCCGCCGTGATTTGCACTTTGCAGCAGATTGCACAGCTTTTGATTCAACTCTTTCTGGCAAAACCCTTGACATTATTAAAGGTCTTAGGAAAAAGGGTTTTGAAAATCATAGAGATTATAAGAATATTTGTGATTTAATAGATAGTGCTTATTGGGAAGTGCAAAATGGCGTCTTGGCTTTGACTTCACGAGGACACATGTATCGCAAAGGCACTGGCCTTTCTACTGGCCATTCATCGACTTCTATGGATAATTCCATAGGTTTGGTGTCCCTTTATTTAAGGGCTTGGAAAGAATTGACTGGCCAAACTGCCCATGAGTTTCGTCACTTTTGCACTTTATCTGCATATGGTGACGATAATATCTGTTCATATGATAAAGATGTCCACCCTAACTGGACTCCTTTGAACATTCAAAAGGTTTTTAAGCAATGGGGTGTTGAAATGCGCATTGAAGCGCAAGGGCCCCTTGAAAATATTGAGTTTTTGTCCAAGTTTTGTAGGCGGCCTAACCAGCAAGACAAAGAGTTAATGGCGTCCCTTAATTTACCCTGTCCAAACTTTATTATTTATCATAATAGGGATAAGCTTATAGGGAAAATTAAAGTTGATGCCGTCAGTTCCCATAAAATGTTTGGTTTGTCCCCTGAGAAGCAGGTTACTCGTATCATCTCTTTCATGCAATTAACTGCTCATCATCATGATGTTTATAATGGGCTTGTCAATGCTGTTAACAAGAAAGTCCAGTTGATACGTGGCCGCAAGCCTAGTTTTGCTGTTAAAATTCCTTCTTATGAGCAAATCATGACTAATTGGTATTTTAAAAGAGAAAACATCAAAGGTTTCACTGATGATGAAATGATTCCTGATGATGTTATTCTTAATTATGGGCAAGTAACAATCATTGATGCGTTTTCGAATTTCTTATCACGCTTTGCTGATTTTGTGAACCCTGATGTTTATAACTCTGGATTGACTATTTTTCTTCAGCGGCCTTTGAAACCTTTAATGGAATGGGCTGTTTTGCACACTCGTGAAGCCAATGCTGTTTATACTAACAGACATTTGGCTTCAATTATGCAGAAATCGGCCTATGATTGGATGACTAATGAAGTAGAATTGCCTATGGGAGTGGATGATGCACATGCCACATCTCGGCTTTTCAAACATTGGCTTTACATGATATTTTCAAAACGGAAGGGCAATTTCTTCTCAAGATATATCCTCATGATTGACAAGAAATTGGCTGATATTAAGTATTTATTATTTGGGCATATTGATTTACAGGTTCGCCGACTTGAGGTCCCTAGTTGGAATTGTGTTTTGGCATCCTTTATTGGTTGCTTGCCTGA